GGATTAGTTGAATACGTCGTAGCGGAAGCGGCAGCTGTAGCGGAGCTAATTAGGTTATATATAAATACCTCCAGGTTGGCGGTGACCCACTCTGTCAGTTCCACTGGTTCCAGAAATTCGTTTCGTCTCCTTCCCATGTATGGTGCGTCTGGTATGGCCCACTCTCGTTCAGCCATGCTTCGTAGTTGTTGGTTAAGCACACAATAATCTCGTGGAAAGCGCTCTCGAACCCCTGAAAGAAACTCTCCGGCAGTTCCGCTGCTTGTGAGTAAGTCTCTCCATCCGGCGTCTCGACCACTGGTTGTAAGTTCCTCAATATCGAAGTTGCATAGAGGAGTACTGTCCTCTTTAGCGCAGTATTTAACGACGTCTCTTGCGCTTCTGGGTTTTGAGATGTTAGGGTGAAATCCCTCCACGTCAAACGTGCGGGAATCTGTGAAGCGACGCCTCTTAGACCAGTCTGCGTAAACGTGAAGATGATGGTTCCCGTCGTCATGAGACTCCCGTGCAATGAAAAATCGTCGCAAATCACCAAGGTCTTGCAGGTGATCTCGTACCCGTTCCCTCGATAGGGATTCGCACTGTGGGTACGTGAGAAATATCCGTTGTCCATCGAAAACGAACCCGGCAGTGGGTGGGGACATTAATATTACCCCCACCCACCCGGCACCCGGCACTACTTATATGTATATAAGGATCACGTGAGCGCAGCATAGCACCATGTCTGATTGGATAGCACAAACAGTGGGCTACGCCTATCGCAGCGCCGCGTCTTTAGCACCCGAGCGCTTCTTAGAACACGCCGTACTTCATTCATTGGATGCCGGATCAAAGCGAAAGCACGGACTTCTTACACCGCCAGATTCACCAACTCATAAACGATTTAAAACAGACTCGCGTGCTATTACAAAGAGTATGCCTCGCGTTAGAAAGTTTGGCCGACGCCGTAGATTCCGAAAAGGAAAGTCTTTCAGACGTGGCGGAAGAGTGAAACGTATTCTTTTTCGTGCCAAACAGCGTCGTTTCAAAAGCGCCGTTAAACGCGTTGTTCTCAGAACTATCAGTGAAACAAAGAAGCACCAATTTAACGAGACCTCGGTTAACTTATTGCCTGGTGATGGAACTACAGCACGCGTCCGCGTCTTCGCTCCATGGCAAGTTATGTTCGCACAAGGAACTTCGTCCACACAGATGATTGGCTCTCGTGTCAATCTTGGAACAATCTTTTGGCGCATTCATTTTCAGAATCTTTTGGCTGGCGATGTCCATATTCAGATTCTTTTGTATAAGACAGACTTTCAGATGGACGTCACTACTGGTGCGACACTTACGAACAATGAAGGCGTTACAATGCAAGGCAACACGACTACCACGACTAATCCGACGCAGACCGCACCCAATGGAAATATTCCTTTGTTTGACACTACTGCATCTCCCGGACAGTTTGCTGGTATTTCTTGTGTTACTAAGTTTAATCCAGATGTCGGCCGTATCGTCAAGAAGTGGGATTACAAAATTACCGGTTTCGGTCAAGGTGCCACGGACGGTTTCCGTGATGTAATGATTAAGCACCGTTTCAACCGTAACGTTCAGATACAAGAAACCGCTGATACCATCGACGGTGTACCACGCTTTTTCGGACCTGCCAATCGTCGTTCGTATTCGCAGTATTACTTTATCGTACGTACTTGGGACGTAAGCCTTACGGCCAACGTAGCCAACGTTAACATGCTCCACCGCGCCGTCGTCACTTACACCGATACTTAGCCCGGCCCAGGCCGAAACCTACGTGCCCTGGGAGCCGTAGGCTCCTGGTGGCACGTTTCGACCATCGAAGTTCATATTTTTATTGAAATAAAGGAGTGTATAACTCTACACTTTTTACGTTTAAGGATAACCACTCCAGTTGAGCTCCGGAAAGACCTCCTCTAGGGTCATCGTCTCTGTTGCACAGCCATATTGCAGGCTTTCCCCAGTTAAGGGTACGTTTGCCACGGTACTTGTCTGTGCATACGAATCGTTTCTGTCCTCCCATAAAGCACTTCCATCGAGGAAAGTACTTAAATCCGTCAGGAAAGTCGTCAAAAACGATGTATCTTGCGTCTCCGTTCCAGTCATCGATGTTGAACTGTCCACACATGTACATGTGCAACGTCGGTTCAAGAGATCTTGCCCACTCAGTTTTCCCGAGGCGGGAATTCCCGACCAATAGCAGCGACATTGGACGTTCGGGACTTGCCTATACTCCTTCGACATAGCAGAACACACAGTATCGAGATTAGGGATTAGTTGAATACGTCGTAGCGGAAGCGGCAGCTGTAGCGGAGCTAATTAGGTTATATATAAATACCTCCAGGTTGGCGGTGACCCACTCTGTCAGTTCCACTGGTTCCAGAAATTCGT